TAAGAACCATACTCTTGAAAACAATTCATAGTTTCAAATTTCTCTTGATGAGTTGAGTAGATCTCGTCATGATCGTAAGTATAAGTTTCATTTTTCTTGTTAGTGAATGTAATTGTTACATCTTCACCGATTAGTGATTTTCTTATCACAAATCTTTTTGTAGTTAAGTTATTCATATTATTTATTTTTATTTAGTTATTAATTTATTTACATTTATATTATCTTTACTTATTCGTATTTAGTTCGTTATTCCAATGAGTTATTAGTAAATCTTCACTGTTATTTAAATACTCAATATAGTAGTCAGCATAGTCAGAATCTATAATTCCTTGTACTTTATCTTCTTTCATCCACTCTCTCATATCTTGAATATTGTTGAGTGCTTCACTGAAATCTTTATATATTTTAGTTTCAACTTTTGTTTGTGTACTACATGACACTCCCGCCATTAGTATAATTGGTATTATTAGTTTTTTCATAGTTTTATTATATTTACTGGTAAGTTATAACATTCTTTTTCATAAACAATTACTTTGTCAAAATCACTTATATCATCTTCAAAATAGTGTTCAATAAAGTCAAGTAAATCTTGAGTTAATTCTGTTGACTCATGTTCTAACCAAGTAGAGTCTATTAGTTCACCAAAGTTATCTACTTTTCTTTTAGGTATAAATTCTAGTTCGTACATAGTTAATTATTTTTGAGGTCGAGTACAAGTTACTTCTTCAAATTCTTGATTAGTGATTAAACCCATCATTAAACCTAAGTATTCTTGAGAAACATCTCGCTTAGTTATTTTATTTATTATTTTCATATTAGTTATTTTATATTATTATTATCTTTGCTTATTCGTATTTACATTGTTATATAGTTTAAAACTATTATTATACAAAAGAGTATTACCATTATTCCAAGTACTTTATTTGCACTTTCTTCATCTTGTTTATTATTATATTTATTCATTTTAAAGGTGTATATTTATTAATTAGTTTATTTTTAGTTTATAGTTTAACACTTGATATCTCAATATCTTACAAGATATATTAAAATATTAGTATTTAATAGTGTGACAAAAGGGTTATAAGTATAGGGAATAACAGGCTAATGTCACATAGCTAAAACGAGTTATGATTTATAATCAGGTAAATCGTTATGAGCTTGCATGAATTTAGCATGCATAGGATGATTAGTATAATGCCATTTAAGGTTAATCATTTCGTAAAGAGATTTAATTTCTTTTTTTTGAATTTTAGTTAAATTATTCATATTATTTATTTTAAGTTATTATATTTATATTATCTTTATAGAGTCGTATTTAGTTTGTTTTTGTTGAGGTGCTGAAGAATTCATATTTGATAAACCTGGGAATTCTTAAACTAACAGGACTTTTAGTACATTATATAGCCCAAGTAGGTATTTTATTTGAGTTAGTATAATTGCCATATTTAATGAAGCAATTCATAGATAGTAAGCGAGTTTGATTATTAGCAAACACTTGATCGTGATTGTAAGTAAAGCTTTCGCCTTTTTTATTTGTGAATGATATGATAGCAGATTTGCCAAGTAAAGAGTTAGAAAGAATGAAGCGATTTTTAGTTATTTTATTTAATTTAGACATAGTTATTTATTTTATTTAATTATTTATTTATTTATTTATATTTATATTATCTTAATGAAGTCGTATTTACATTGTTATTTTAATTAATTGATAAACGAAGTTTATAATGTTAGCAATGAAAAGAACGAGTGCGAAGTGGAAAGTTATTAATTTAATTTTATTCATATTATTTATTTTTTATTTATTATTATTATATTATTATTATCTTGTTGAGGTCGTATTTACTTAGTAAATTTATTTATTAATTTTTTAATTAAATCTATTATTTCTACGAGAATGTATGGAGTTAGAGCTAGTAGAGCTGCAATCATCATTATTATTAAATCTGTCATATTAAGTTATTTAAGTTATTAAGTTATTATATTATTATTATCTTAATGACATCGTAGTTACTTAGTTCTAAGGGGAGGGAGGGGGATAGGAGGGGTGGGGTGGGGTGGGGGTGGGATGATGAGGTTAGGATGGGGATTGGATAGATAGAGGAGAGAGGGGAGAGGGGATAGGGACGGAGACAGGGATGGGGACAGGGACAGGGATAAGGATAGGGATAGGGATAGGATAAGATCGAATGGATAGATATGATCGGATGGGAGGGGTGAGGGATAGATAGTAAAAGGTGAAAGCCTAGGGAGGGGAGGGGATGGGAGGAAAAAGGCCAAAAAATATCGTTGCGGATTTTAAAACAAAGGCGGGGGTCAAATGGGAAAAGCGTTTTCCTAGTAGTTGGAAAGATAGGGGGATGGGGGTTACCCCTAACTTCTATATATCTAATATTTTGTAAAAAAGAGTAAAAACCTGTGAATAGGTACTAATGTACACAAAGAAAAATATTAACATTAAAATAAAAACAAAATGGCCGATTTTGATTATAACAACGAATTTGTAGAAGATCGATACTCGATAACTGCAGACGAACTCGCAAAAGTGACGGGGAGAAGTGGAACCGGTAATAGCGGAATAACAAATATATTATCTGAACATAAAGATCCGGGAGCATATAATAGTCCATCATTAATAACTGATCAATCAGGATTAAAATCTAAAGTTAAAGCTAGTGAGAAGGTAAATGATATCGCATCAGCTGCTGCAGCTGCTGTTAAAGGTGGTGGTAGTGACTTTGATGATAACAACGAGTTTGTAGAAACACATTACGCATAAAAAATAGACAATGGCAATAATATACACATATCCAGCCGTTACTGACTTAGATATTAAAGATACTATAGTAATTTCTCAAACAAATAATAAAAACGCTACGAGAAATACTACTCTAGGAGCTCTAGCTGCATGGTTAGGTGGAGGAACAGTATTTGCAGATAAAGCCTGGCAAAAAATGACATTCAGTTCTAACGGTGTCCCAGCCTCTTTATTTCCAGAAGTAGTTGCAGATGAAGTTGATTCAACATTAAATTTCACGTCAGCCGGAGGATCTATTACATTCACAACATCGTACGATGCAGTAACTAAACAGTACACTGTCAATATGGAAGATCAAGGGTTAGATGGTAATATCGCATCTAGAAATCTATGGTTTGACGGAGACTGGACAACGAATTTATGGAACAACGTAACAGAAACATTACACACGTGGACGTTAGGTACGAGATTACCACAAGATAGCACAAGTGCTTTAGAATGGGATACAGTAGTAAAGTTTGATTCTGGTCAAATACAATTTGGAACTAATCCTGTACCTGCTGGTTTACCTACTAACAATTCATCTTGGTATATTCCAATAAACAATAATAATCAAGGACTAAGAAACGTACATGTAGGTGGAACTAAAGGAGGTACTATATTATCTAACCACAAATTTGATACAGATTCTGTTTCTTTAGGTTTAAATGCATTAGCAAACTCTGGATTAATTAGTTATCAAGGAGCTATATTATCTTTAGATCTCAGTGGTCTTCCTGACGGAACAGGTTATGCAGCATCGACAGGACCTACTCTTGTGACTACAACATCTGGATCAGGTGAAGGATTAGAAATAGAATGGACACTTGATGGTAGTCCATTTGGGAGAATAGGTAGTGTAACTATTGTATCAGGTGGAACTGGCTACAGCGCAGGAGAAACTATAACAGTTCCTGGTGGCAATGAAGATTGTGTTCTTGGTATAACATCAGTTAGTAACGTTGAAAATAACAATGAAAACGTAGCTATAGGTAATGACGCTCTTAAACAATTTGGTACCTCAACAGTATTTCCTACTACATTCAACTATCAATATGGTCAAAACGTTGCTGTTGGTTTTAATAGTTTAACTACTAATACTGGAGTTGCTTTAGATGGTCTTGGAAATGAATATTCTGGATCTTTTAACGTAGCAATGGGTGGTAGAAGTTTAGAAGATTTAGATGGTGGCGAAACAAACACAGCTATTGGACATAATGCTGCTTGGGTAGCAACAGTTGCTTCAGGAAATGTAGCAATTGGATTTGAAGTTGCAGACGGTGGACCACCTAGTTCAGCTGTTCCTTCTGCTGGATTGATAAATGGGTTCAATAACGTGCTAATTGGTCAACATGCGGATGTTAGTGATGCCGTAGAATCTATTGCAATAGGTCACGGAGCTCAATTAATTCAAACTCCTACAACTTTTCCAGATCAAAGTTTAGTAATTGGTGCTGATAGCGCTGCATATGGCGTAGGAAACATCAGTATTGGTGCAAAAACAAAGGTTTTAGGCCCAGCTGCAAGCCCATTTGACCCAGAAGATGGTAGATACGTAACAATTGGTGAAAGTATTGAGTTTTTTCCTAACACTTTTGGAGCTGGACAATGTTATACTACTGTTGTTGGTAACAAAGGGGTTAGTTATGGTTCTTTTAATGATCAATTAGGTAATTATACAATAATAGGAGACGTTGGTTTTCAAGAAAACTTCGATAATGTAGTTGTTGGTGGTGGATCTGCACTTGCAGGAGGTAGAAACGTGAGTATTGGTACAGATGGAAGAATAGGTTTTAATGCAACGTATTGGCCAAATCCACCAGTGTACAGTGGAGTACCTATTTTAGATTCAGTTGGTCTAGGTCACAAACACACTATCACTACTGATGCTACTTTTCAAGTGGCTTTTGACAATGGTGGTACTCCAAACCCATCAATAGAGCTTGTTTCACCAACAAACGGAGGTGGATTACCTAGTCAAATACAAGTAGACAAAGATTTAACTATAACTGGGTTTAATAATCCAAGTACAAGCCCAACATTAGATCCAAGCACATGCTTATTTGAGTTTGAAAGAACACAATTCTTTGGTCAAACAATAGCTTCTCAAAACACATATATCACTGTAGGTAATGGAGATACTTTAGTGCCAAATATGGATCTAGGAGATATAGTATCTATATTCGTAGATGGAACAATAATTGTCCCATCATCGTTTACTTTAGACTTTCCTACTAATATAGCACCAGGTACTTATATAATGACAATTAGCCATCCGCAAAGTACAGCATGGACCTTAAATTTTGGACCAGGAAACTGGAAATGGCCAGGTGGTGTACCACCTACATTAACACCGGCCGGCGCCCCAGGTACAGTAGTAGATGTTTTAACTTTCGTTTGTGATGGATCTAATTTATATGGTGTAATGCAAAATGGATTCCAATAAAAAATAAAACATGAGTATAGTTTTTCCGGTAACATTTTTTAAAAATAACTCAGTTATTCCAAGTAGTAAGTTTGCTATAACAGAATGCAATAATCCTGAAGTAATTTTATATACTGAAAGTCCTTTAGGAGAATACGCAGAAACCGGAGCTGTTATAAAAGTGGCGGAAGTATGTTGGAATGTAGAAGAAATAGAAGAGTTTCCACCTGGAGCAGAAATTATAGAGGTAGAAGAAATAGAAGGAGAATTCCCTGCTGAAGATGAACCAACAGCATGTGAGTGTTGTCAAAATGGAGACACGTACGAAATTACCACGTGTGGTGGAGAAGTTGCAGGAGTAGTAAATTTAACAACGTTAGATGTTTCTATAGGAGATGTCATTAAAGTTGAGGAAAGCGAAGATTGTTATATTGTGAGTACAAAAGTATGTACTCCACCAGATTTAGTATTCTTTGAAAAAATAGAATGCTTAGTAGATCCTACTGAATGTTGTGAGAGTTGTGGAGAAGAACCACCATCAGAAAACTTTAGCTATACAGTTTGTGGTAGTGAAGAAATAGCTTTCGTTTCGGAAATACAATTACATAGTGAAGAAGCTTTATCTATTTGGTACAACTGTCAATGGTATGGAGTAGGTCCTACCACTGGATTACTTCCAGGTCCTATAACTCCTTTAGTAGAACAAGTAGTTTCTTCTGTACTACCTTGTGATGTAGCTCAGGAAAATTTCGCTTATTTAAGATGGGTGAAATGTGGAACAGAAGATGAGTTTATTTATACACCATGTTGTGAGCTTCCAGAAGAGACATCATATACACCAGGTGCTACAACTACAAACAACTTTATTTTACCTGAACCCTCTAGCGCGTGTTACACATTTGAAGCTCCTTCTGAATTACCAGAAGGTGTTGAAGCAGTAGGATGTCCAGAAGGTGTTGTATTATTGAATTGTGAAGAATCTGAAGAATGTAATGAAGAACCACCAGTAGAAGCTCCTAAGTTAACTATTGGGGAAGAAGAAGCGCAAGCAAGTAATGATTGGAGTTGTCCATCTGGCGAATGCCCTTTTTCAGAGCCACCTGGAACAGATTTACCTTATCAAGTACTGAGTACAGATCTTGATGGATGGTATTGGACTAGTATACAAATAGCGGAAGACGCTCCTGAAGGTATACCTATAAACGAGGCTTTTGAAACTGAAGGGTTTTTTGAACCTTTTGCAGCTTTAGCTGGAAATGGATTACTGATAACAGATTCCTCTGTTAATAGTTATTTACCAGCTTTCAATTTTAACGGTATTGGAAACTTAGTTCCAGGAGCAATTTATCAAGTAAACATAAAACAAGCTTCAAAAATAAATCCAGAAGCATATGAAGGATTAGAAGGAAAAATCACGATAGTGGAGTAAATAAAAAAAGATGAGTAAGACAGATAAAGAAATTTTAGATAAAGAAAAAAACATACTAATGCCTGTAGCAAAAGCTAAAACAAGTTTTGTAAGAAAGGTAAATTATAAAGATAAATCTGTGATTAGTAAAGATGTACCAGAAGAAGGTATTAGAAAATATACTCGTGAACCACGAGAAAAACAGGTTGTTAATGACAGATTTAAAAAAATAAAAAAGAGTAAAGAGAAAGAAATTTTAGATAAAGAAAAATATGCCGGATAATATATATAATAAATTAGCTAAAGTAGCAGCTGAAACTGCGGCCGGACCAGTATATCAAGGAGTAAAAGCTCTTTATGATTATGTTAATTCCTCAGATAAAGCTGTGAAATCAGGGTCAACAGGTGGTGCAGGTAACAGCGCACCTGAAGTAAAGGCACCTACACCAGAAAAGATTTACAATATCTCTAAACCGTTAAAAGAACATGAGGTTGTTAGTGAAAAAACGGTGGAGAAGTTTCAAAATGATAAGTCTTTAATGCAAAATTACAGTGGTGAAAGCCAAGCAGACAAGGACAATTCACTGCTAAACTTAGAAAACAAACATTAACAACCATTATAATAACCTAAAAACAATAAACCAATGACGTTTTTATACCGTACTCAATCGTGGAGTAGTACCCCACAACACCCAGACCAAGAGATGGTCAAACTTTGGAACCATGTTGCTGAAAAAAGCAATTGGCGCATCGTACAACTTCCAAATGGATTTTTCCAAACCGAATACAAACACCCAGAAGAAGAAGATTTATGGGTAGATGTTACTAGAAGGGAAACGATGAATGGAGCGGAAGCCGCTATAGATGGATCAATTGAACATTACTCCAAAAAACTAGAATTCTTAAAAGGACCTAAAGTAGTTAAAACATTTAAGTAAACCAATATAATTTAATTTAATCAAATGAACGAGACAATAGTAAAGCATCTTAACTTCGGTGATGATGCAAAGGATAAAATATTTCAAGGAATAGAGAAACTCACTAAAGCTGTTAGCTCCACTTTAGGGGCTAACGGCAAGTGTGTAATACTTGAAGACAGCAAAGGTGATCCACAAATCACTAAAGACGGTGTTACTGTCGCAAACGATATTATATTATTAGATCCTGTAGAAAACATGGGGTCTAAGCTTTTAAAAGAAGCAGCTCGTAAAACAGTTAAGGAAGCTGGAGACGGAACTACGACTGCCACGGTTTTAGCGCACGCAATACTAAAAGAAGCATACAGCGCGATAAAATCGGAAAATTCACGAGAATTAAAAATAGGTATACACAACGCAGTTGATAAAGTAATAGCTTATTTAGAAAAAATTTCTAAGCCTGTCACTGGAGATAGAATAAGTCAAGTGGCTACAATATCTTCTAACAACGATAGTGAATTAGGAGAATTAATTGGAGAAGCTTTTAAAAGTGTAGATGAGACTGGTGTAGTTAGAATGCAAACACATGAAGATCCTTCTACGGTTATAGAAAGCATTGAGGGAGTTCAATATGAAAAAGGTTTTGTTAATCAGCACTTCATAACGGACTCTACCAGAGGAACGGCAGAATTAGAAAACCCTTTAATCTTAATAGTTAATAGTAAGATAGAAAATATTAGAAAAATTCAATCAGTTTTAGAACATGCTATTACAAATAAAGAATCATTGTTAATTATTGGAGATGTAGAGCATGAGGTGATAGGGGCTTTAGCAATGAATAAAGTTAAGGGTAATATCAAAATAAATGTAGTTGAAGCACCTATATTCGGTGTGAGTAGAAAAGAAACTCTAGATGATTTAGCAGCGTTGACAGGAGCTACTGTTATAGATGAAACACTAGGTGATGATATGGACCTTATTCACGTTGATCAACTAGGTACTTGTAAGAAAGTTACTAGTACAGCGTATAATACTTTAATACAAGTAGAAGAAACTCCTGAAGTTGTAATAGATCTTATTCAATCCCTTAAAGATAGAATTAAAAAAGAAAAGAACATTAATTTTATAAAAAGATTAGAAAAGAGAGTATCAATGTTGTCAGCTAAGCTAGCTGTAGTTAAGGTAGGTGCTAACTCAGAAATTGAATTAAAAGAAAAAAGAGATAGAGTAGAAGATGCTATATGTGCTACAAGAGCCGCTATTAAAGAGGGAATAGTTCCTGGTGGAGGAGTTGCATTACTTAATGCAGCAAACAATATAAAAGCAAAAAGTACAGGAGAGCAAGTGTTGCTCAATGCAGTATGTGCACCATACAGTACTATACTTAAAAATGCTGGAATGGTAGAAATCTCATTACCTGAAGGAAACGGAAGAGGTTTAGACGTGGTTACAGGAAAAGCGGTTAATATGGTTAAAGCCGGAATAATAGATCCATTACTGGTAACTAAAAGCGCTTTAAAAAATGCGGCTTCTGTAGCTACTACTATATTGTCTACTGATTGTGTAATTAATAATCTAAGGATGGATGAAAGCAATAGGTAAGAATATAGTAGTAAAAGAGAAAAAAGAAACTTCTAAGTCTACTAAAGGTGGATTAATACTAGGTGAGAAGCAAAGAGAAGATGTAAGGTATAGAGAAGGAGAAATAGTAAAAGTAGGAACCGACGTAGCTGTAATAAAAGAAGGAGATAAAATCTACTTCGATAGACACGCAGGTTGCGATATAGAAATAGATGATAAAATATTAAAAGTCATCCAAGAAAAAGATGTAGTAATTATACTATAAATTATGCAAGGAATAAAGAAGGACATAGAATTAGAAAACGAAATCCGTCAAATCTCTGGTGGAGGTGGAGGTGGTGGGGGTACTCAAACAGTGTTAGATGATTTAGTATTAAACAACACAAACGAGACCACTACTAGTGTAGCGATTTACGGTATAAATGTCATTATAAACAGTACTAATACAGATAGAGCATGTAAATTGCCCCTAGCTACAACAGGTCGTTCAACTACTTTTATAAACAACTCTTCTTTACCAGTGTTGGTATTTCCTTCTGCTTTAGGTGGAAGTATTAATAACACTGTAAATGGAGTTGCTACAATTCCTGCTGATGGGAAAGCTTATACATTTTATTGTATTGAAAATCCTCTTCCCGGTGCTTGGACATGGAGTCCACCCGCTACCACTCAATATGATAGTGGAGAAATAGTTTGTGATACTATAGCTGGAAGTGGTGTTGGTCGTTACAACGTAGCGATTAGTAATAACTATGCTAAGGAGTCAGATGGTGCGGGTAGCGCAAGTACTTTTTGGGTGTTTGATTGCCAAAATAGAGATTTAATTGGAGAAGATGCACCTGATTTTTTACCTCATTCTTTAGGAGATACTCATGGGGTTTCTGGTACAGCTTTATCAGCAGACATAATGAATATTACTAAGATTAAAGTATACACAAACGCATATGTTCCTGGCGCTTCTCCTATGTTTTGTGGTATGGCGATAGGTTGTGGTTTTTCTGTTTATGATAGTGATCAACCAGGAGGAAGTTTTCTTACTAATGGTGCTTCGTCAGCAACAAGTGGACCGAACAGTAATAGCAGTACTTGGGAAACTGTCCCTGGTGCTACTTTAACAGCAAATACATTAGCACCTAATATTGGGGATCCAGGTACACAGTATATAACTATTAACGCACCTGATTGGTCGTTAATTGCTAATTATATAAATCTTGGACCACCTCAATATATTGGACCAAGCACTACTCCAGGGCAATATATATGGTATGCTGGAGGTTGGCAATTTTTTATTCAAAGTCAAAATGATTTTACAGATTTTAAATACCGCTTTATATTTGAATATAACTAAATGAAAAGATTAACATCAAAAGATGTAAAAGAATTAAATTTACTAAAGCATTATAGAATAATAAGGAAATGGGCTGCTAAAACAAATAGTTTAAAAGAAGCAGATTTAGAGTTATTAATATACTTAGAAGCTACAGACTTATTTACTAAACAAGATTTTAAAAACGGTACACACGCATACAGCTGGGATAACAGACGCTGGAACAGATTACTGAAGGAGGGATGGATAGTGGTATGGCGCCAAAGAAACCGCACCACTCAGAAGTATCATATATATAAAGTTTCTTTCAAGTGTAAACAGTTGATAAACCGAATGTACCGTATAATATTAGGGGAAGAAGAAATTCCCACAACAGAACGTTCCAATCATTTAATGAAAGGAAAAACTTATAGTGATAGAGTATTAGCTACTACTATAAAAAATATGAATATTAATAAAAAAAGTTATGGCTAGATTTGAAGATCCCAACAACTCACTGGAATATCAAAACGAATTATATCCTCAAGCTAACGCTAACGTAACAGGAGGAAAGGATCCTACTACCGGAGAAGAAGTAGCGGGTAACCGTGAATTAAATATCCCTGGTTCATATAGTAGTGAGTTTGAACCAGTGTTAAACGTAAGACAAAAACCAAAAATGCTTAATGGTATTTCTACGGGAAATTTAATGCCTAACATGCCTGGAAATTTTAGATCTATAAGCGGAGCTGATGGTTTTGAAGATGTAGATTACAATGTAGATTACACAAGAATAGTTTAAGTTATAAATATATAAAGATGAAAAAAACACAAAAACCGGCAGGTAAAGTTAATATCATTACCCAACCTAAAGTAAAAAACATTCCTCTTCCAGGACAAGAATATCCAACTTATAAAGGTAACGCTGTATTGCGTGCCAACAAATAGCTATGGAAGTAGCAGACAGCATTAAGTTGTACGCAGTAAATACGGGAGCATTTGCCGCTAGCTGTTGTGATTGGTTAGAACCAACGTTGAAGATATTATTGTTAGGAGCAACATTAGGATATACTTTACATAAGTGGTATTTATTAAAAAAAGATAAAAATAAATAAAATGGCATACGGAGATTTTAAAGAAGTAAAAGAAATAGCTACTGGTGATGAAGGCGAAGGTGGTAAGAAGCCAGGTATTAATATGAATGACCCTAAGCAATTCACTCAAGAAATAGCAAATAAGTGGTTAGAAAATGATAAAGCCGGTAATATTACATTGAGTGCAATTGAGCGCAAAAAAGCAATGGAAGTAGCTAAGTACGGATCATGAGACAAATAAATAAACTTATCGTACATTGTTCTGCTACTCGTGAAGGTCAAGATGTAACCGTTGAGACAATTAGAAAATGGCACGTGGAAGGTAGAGGCTGGTCTGATATAGGTTATCATTTCTATATTGATATTTTTGGTAAAATTCACAAAGGTAGAGATATAGCTAAAATGGGTGCTCACTGTAAAGGATACAATAGAAATTCAATAGGTATATGTTATGCGGGTGGTGTTGAACAAGACGGTAAAACCCCTGCTGATACTAGAACATTTGAACAAGAAGAAGCACTACTATGCGTGCTTAGAACATTAAAAGCAATGTATCCTGATGCGAAGATACATTCACATAGAGATTTCGCAAACAAAGCCTGTCCTTCTTTTGATGCGACAGAAGAATACAAAAACCTATAATACAAAAATCTAAAATAATGAATAGATACGATAAAGATATGATGCATAATAGAGAGTTGATCTCTGATGCTAAAAAGCAATTACACCGCGCTGATTTAAGATATAAAAAAGGTGATAAAGGCGCAAAGAAAACTATGATCCATGATAGAGAATTGATATATGATGCAGGAAAAGAGATTGAAAGAATAGATAATCAAAAGCATTGTATTCTTAAGCACATGGGTGGTAATAAACACTAAGCTATGGCAAAGAAAACTATAAGTGAAATAAGAGAAGAACCTGGTAGTTCAAATGCTGGAGAATATCCTAATGTAAAAAAGGGAGATTTCTGTGGTCCAGCAGGAGGAGCTGCTAAAGGTACTTATCCTGTGAATACTAGAAAAAGAGCTAAGTCAGCTCTTAAGCTAGCACATAACGCTCCAAATCCAGAAGGAATTAAAGCGTGTGTATATAAAAAATATCCTGGTCTTAAAAAAGGTATGGATAGAGGTAAAAGATCATAATATGGAAACTGTAAAAAATATTGTTAATCATCCATTGTCTAAAGCTGTAGTTTTCGGAGCGATAGGTGGTTTAATACTAGCACATGGACATTCAATGATGAGTGGCATGGCATTTGGTATTGGTGTTAGAGAATTTCTACTAGCACTAAAAAAATAAAATAAAATAATTAAATTAAATGGAATCACCAAGAAAAAGAAGAAGCAGTGAATCACAAGAACCTAAAAAATATTTAGGAACTAAGATTTTAGAATTTAATAAGAAAATAGGATTAGATAAAGCAGCTAATAAAGTAGCTAAAGCGGTAGGGAAAAAGGATTGTGGTTGTAAAAAAAGAGCAAGAACAATAGACAACTTACACGAAACAGTATCTAATATGTTTCAAGGAAATAAAAATGGAGAAGAACAAACCTAAGAAAAAGTTTAAAGATACAAAAGTTGGTATTTTCTTAAAAGAAAAAGCACCAAAAATTTTAGATTCAATAGGAGATGTACTTCCGAATAACGGAGTATACGGAGTTGTTAAAAACTTAATAAGTCAAGATGATGAAATTGCTCCAAAAGACAAAGAATTAGCATTAAAGTTAATTGACCAAGATGTTGCTGAAATGAATAGTGTTTCAGAAAGATGGCAATACGATATGAAGTCTGATTCGTGGTTAAGTAAAAATACAAGACCATTAACATTAATTTATTTGACAGTATGCATGACATTATTTATAGTTTTCGATTCTATCGATTTACTTTTTGACATGAATGCTGCATGGATAGATTTATTACAAACATTATTAGTTACAGTATATGTAGCATACTTTGGTTCTAGAGGAGCTGAAAAAGTATTTATAAATAAAAACAAAAAATGAGTACAATAGGAACAACATTAAAAGAGCCAAGAGTATTTGCACACGATGCTATAGCGTTGGAAGACTTGACTGGATACCCTCCCACTCCAGCTGCTACTTTTACTATTATTGATGGAGGAACAGATTATACACCGGGAGTTCTCGGAACTACTACTTTAGATGGTGGAAAATTTGCAAATGTAAACGTCGTTACTGCTCCGGCTGGAGTTGTAACTGGTGTTAATTTAGCTGGTGGTGATGGTGGAATAAACTACACTGTAGGAGATAGATTAAGATTGTCTGGAGGAAATTTTGATTGCATCTTAGAAGTTGCTACTGTAGCAGCTACTGGAAGTTGGGCACTTGGAGATCCTATAATAGCTCCTGAACCTACATTCAATACAGTACCATATTGGAATGAAAAAATGTCTTATACATATACTACTACTGCAGTAGAAGTTCCAGGTAATTTTGGAACATTTCACACTCCAGGTCCTGGAGCTGCTTTATATGTCGGAGCTGATATGGATATTACAGTTATAAATGAAGCGGGAACTATAGTAGAATATACAGGTGTAGCATCAGGTAGCTTTTTACCAGTATCAGTGTTAAGTGTTACAGCTAAATCAACAGGTGGTTTAACAGACGTATTAGCTTTATTCTGATGAGGATAGGTAATAAAAATACAATACCTGCAATATCTAATCTACCTGGCCAAGGCAACCCCGGAGGTGGACCTATTCCACCAGTAAGTAATTTCATAGCCTTAGAATCAGCATTGACGAACTTAATGGCATTAGAATCAGGTCTTACTAACAAAGCAGAATTAGAATAAAAAATACAAAATGGCAAACGCAAAAATAAGTGATGATTCGGTATTTATACCAGAAACAACAGACATTAGATTAATAGATGGCCTCGCTGGATACAAAGGATCTAACAATGCTAAAATAACTGGAGATTTTTTAGTTGAAAGTGTTATAAACAGTAATGGTAGTGGTACCCCATCAACAGCGACTGTAGGTAGAATAACTTTTTATGGCGTTGGTGGTGATAGTTTAGGAGGCTCAAGTAGTTTAACTTGGAACCAAACTACAGACACTTTGGCAATAGGAACACCAGGAGGTGCTGCAGGTTTAAATGCTGATTTAGAATTATCTGGTAATTACATAGCAGGAAGTGATCAACCAGAAATAAACTTTAAATTTGGAGAAACAACAAATAGCCCTAAAACTTTTAAAATAACAACTCAATCTGATGGAGCTGATCAAACTTGGTTACTGCCTGAAGATTTACCTACATCAGGACAAGTATTAGAAGCTAACGCAATATCTACTAATGATGTTACTTTATCTTGGGTAACTCCTAGTAGTGGAGGTGGTGTTTCTCCATTTACTGTTTTAACTGGTGGTAGTACTGTTGCTTGGGATCCTCAAACAAATCCTAACGCATTTTTATCATTAGCTGCAGGTTTTACTAATATATTAACAATATCAGGTGATTATACTACTATTGATGATGGAACTTCAGGTTATATAATACTAGATCCCACAAATAGTACCGATTATAAATTACCTGACTCTATATATGGAAGTGGATCTGGAATTTCTAGTTTTTTACCTGGCGGTTTATTTGCTTTAGGTGGTATAGAGCCAGTGAGGTTAGATTATGTATATAGAAAAGACGTATCTGGTGCTACTGGTAAGTTTTATTTTGTATTAAACACCAGTATGACTAATAGCATATCTTATCCTGCGGTTGTTCAGTTTAATACAACTAATTTATTAGCTTATTATGATCCAGCTAACTTCAATCCACCGGCTGGATGGGTAAACCCTGGTGACCCTGTAAATAGTGGAAACTTTATAAGTAATATACTTACAAGTACTACTTATTTCCCTACTGGAACTTGGACAGATTTTAGCGATGGAAATGGAACAGCTTACTATCCTACAGATAATTCAGGCGCTTACCAAGTTCAATCATTTTTTCAAAATGGAACTGACCCTGCTGAAGTAGGTAGTAGTAATGCTGCGGGACTTACAGATTGTGGCATTGAATTAAATAGAAATACTACTTTAACTAATGGTTTTCAACCTGGATTAAACATAACACATTGGTTTAGTACACCTAGTACTAATTTACCTTCTGGAGCTGGACAATCTATATTCGGAATGATCGCAGAGTGGTATGATAATCCATATGAGTTTGGGTTGTTTATGATAAATATAGATCAATGGCCTAATGTTTTAAATAACAAGTTAGCTGTATTAAAACAAGGTAGTTATTCTTCAACCGATTTTACTTCTAATACAGGTGTAATAAGTGAATCAGACTTTTACACCGACTTTTATCCTGAGTTTAAAAACTATGCCAGTAGTGGTGGTGATGATATTTTAAATAACTGGACATTTGTAAGTTTTACTTTAGTAGGTGAAACTTCTAGTGGAGCAGCTGATGGTAAAATAATCATATACTTAGGTTGTAAAGGATCATACGATTGGTCTCAAAATAATCCAGGAAACTTAAACTGGGCACCAGGAGATGGTAACACTTATACATTAGTAGCTGGATCTGATGGTTTAGTAAAATACGAAGAACTCAATGTTGATATTGATGATAACGGTAATAGTGATGTTGTAACCGCTATGATAGGTAATTCTTATTGGAGCGCAAATGTAAGCAGTGGATTATGTCATAGTAAATTTGCTATATATGGTCAAACTCCAACAGAGGCACAAGTTATAGGAAATTGGGCAGCTACTAGAGATGACTATATCAACAAACCTATAGTTTAAATCATGATAGGTAATTCTCTTACGAGATATAACATAAATAATAATTAAATTTTATAAAATGAAAATTAAAGAAGAACAATTAAAAAAAATAAACGAACAGCAAGAAGCTATTGCAGCTCTTTTAAGTAAAATAGGATATTTAGAAACTCAAAAACACGGGTATCTTCACGAAATGGTCAGTATTAACCAATCAGTAGACATGTTTAAAAAAGAACTAGAAGAAGAATATGGTTCTGTGAACATTGATCTAAACACTGGGGAATACACTGTTATTGCAGAAAGTGATAGTGAAAAACCTAAGTTAGAAGCAGTAAAAGATGTCTAATAAAATTAGAAAAATAAGTATAGGTTCTGATTATAAAAATGAAGCTATGCATTATTCTGTAGGGCAAGAAGTTTATGGTGGTCATATTATATCAGATATACTAGAACCAGAACAAGGGGAATATATGATATATATCAAGAAAAATGATGAAATTCTTCCTTGGAAAAAGTTCAATTCTAATATGGCTATAGCTATTGAATTTGACTTAGCTTTTTCATGAGAAGTATATATGATTTTGTAATAGAACCTTTAGGAAAGAGATATAATAATACTAAAAAAATTTCTGATTCAGAGTTAATTTTAAATACTAATATTTCTAATTTTAAAAGTGTTAATAAACTAGCTAGAGTGATATCAACTCCTCTAGCTTATACCACTGACATTGAGAAAGGAGATATAGTTGTAGTTCATCATAATATATTTAGAAGATTTCATAACATTAGAGGGGAAGAAGTTAATAGTCGTTCTTATTTTAAGGAAAACTTGTACTTTTGCGCCATTGATCAATTGTATTTATATAACAAAAATAATGAATGGATAAGTTTTTTAGATAGATGTTTTATTGCTCCAACTAAAAGTAATGATAAATTTACTACAGAAAAAACTAGTATTCAAAAAGGAGTAATTGTTTATGGTAATCCCAAGTTAAAAGAATATAATTTAGAGGTAGGAGATTTAATATCTTTCAAAAAAGATAGAGAATTTGAGTTTACTATAAATAACCAATTATTGTATTGTATGAAATTAAATGATATAGTTGTTAAATATGAACACGAAAGAAACGAAGAGGTTTATAATCCAAGCTGGGCACGAAGCAGTGAAGGAATTAATAAAAGTAGCGAAAGAGGAGATTGTAGATACGGGGGAGGATGTATCTGCGGACCGACTAAAGAACGCAGCTGCCACTAAGAAACTAGCTATTTTCGACGCTTTTGAAATTCTACAAAGAATCGAAGAAGAAGAAGAATTATTAAAAGAAAAACCTGTAGAAGAGGTTACTAAAACACCTAGAGGTTTTAAGGGTTTTGCAGAAGGGAGAAGTAAGACATGACTTATGTACCTACATTATCTAAAATTGTAAATGATGTAGTTAATCCAAAGCTTTTAAAAACAAACAACCGTTTAAAGAAGTGGGAGTATGGCTATAATTCAGATTATGATTTCATAGTAATAAGTAAAACTGGACAAATTGGAGAGATCATTGAAATTCAAAACCTGCGTATTGCACTACCAGCAGAAGATGAATGTTTTAAACGAAGCGAAGATAAAGAGGAACAGTACTGGGAAAAACAAGAATACCCTAAAGAATTAAAACGAATTAAAAACCGTTTTGATTGGGAAAAATATCCTCAAGATTTCCGTGAAGAATGGTGGGATTATATAGATGAAGAATTTAAAAGAAGAGATGAAGGACACTGGTTTTATAACAATGGTAAACCTACTTATATTACTGGTACTCATTACATGTACTTGCAATGGTCAAAAATTGACGTTGGAGCTCCCGACTATAGGGAATCGAACAGATTATTTTTTATCTTTTGGGAAGCCTGTAAAGCCGATACTAGATCCTATGGAATGTGCTATCTTAAAAATAGACGATCGGGATTTTCGTTTATGTCATCAGCTGAACTCGTTAATGAAGCAACCATATCATCCGACAGTAGATACGGGATTTTATCTAAAACTGGTGCAGATGCTAAAAAAATGTTCACAGATAAAGTTGTACCAATCTCGATTAACTATCCGTTTTTCTTCAAACCAATCCAAGATGGTATGGATCGCCCTAAAACCGAACTGGCATATAGGGTTCCGGCATCTAAACTTACACGTAGAAAGTTGGAGGTTAATGAAGAACTTAGAGAACTAGAAGGATTAGATACAACAATAGATTGGAAGAATACTGGAGACAATAGCTATGATGGTGAAAAGTTAAAACTATTAGCACATGATGAAAGCGGTAAGTGGGAGAAACCTGACAATATTAAAAACAACTGGAAAGTAACAAAAACCTGTTTAAGATTAGGTAGTAGGATTGTAGGTAAGTGTATGATGGGTTCAACATCTAACGCTTTGGACAAAGGAGGACAAAACTTTAAAGATATATACACTGGTTCTAATGTTTTAAATAGAAACAAAAACGGTCAAACTAAAGAAGGTTTATATTCACTTTTTATTCCTATGGAATGGAATTATGAAGGTTTTATAGATAAATATGGCTATCCCGTATTTGACACTCCTAAAAACCCTATTAAAGGTATTGATGGTACTTTGATAAGAATAGGGGTAATTGAACATTGGGAGAATGAAGTTGAAGGATTAAAACAAGATCAAGACGGACTTAACGAATATTATAGACAATTTCCTCGTACAGAAAAACACGCTTTTAGAGATGAGACTAAGGAATCGTTATTTAATTTGGTTAAAATATACGAGCAAATTGATTATAATGAAGAACTAAATAATGTAGCGGAAGTTACCACTGGAAGTTTTCAATGGCAAAATGGAGTAAGAGATACTCAAGTAGAATTTCTGCCTTCTCCAACAGGTAGGTTTAAAATTAGCTGGGTGCCACCTAGATCTTTACAAAATCAAGTGATTATAAAAAATGGATTAAAATATCCTGGCAATGATCACCTTGGTGGATTTGGATGTGATAGTTACGATATCAGTGGAACAGTTGATGGTAGAGGATCAAAAGGCTCTTTACATGGTCTAACTAAATTTAGTATGGAAGACGCTCCGTCTAATAAGTTTTTTTTGCAATACATTTCTAGACCTCCAACTGCTGAAACATTTTTTGAAGATGTGTTAATGGCATTGGTATTTTACGGAATGCCAATATTAGCAGAAAATAATAAACCAAGATTACTTTATTATTTAAAGCGAAGAGGATATAGAATGTTCTCTATGAATAGACCAGATAAAATATGGAATAAACTTTCTATAACCGAGAAAGAAATTGGTGGCATTCCAAATTCAAGTCAAGATGTGATACAAGCACACGCCGCCGCAATTGAATCTTATATTGACAATTACGTAGGTTTTAAAAACGATGCATATGGTGATATGTATTTTCAAGAAACTCTAGAAGATTGGGCAAAATTTAATATAAACAATAGAACCAAGCATGATGCTTCTATTAGTTCTGGGTTAGCTATAATGGCTTGTAATAAAAACAAGTATAAACCACTAGCTGCTAGAACAGTTAGAGAAGTAAACTTAGGAATAAAGAGATACGACAATGATGGAATTCTTTCAAAAATAATTAATAAATGATTTATACGAATACTAGAAGTTCATTTCCTGATCAGGTAGTACCTGAGGCAGAGAAAATGAGTTTAGAATATGGATTGTTAGTAGGACGAGCAATAGAAAGTGAATGGTTCAGTCAAGGATTAGGAGGAGAAAGATATTCTTTTAACTATAATATTTTTCACCAAAGAAGACTGTATTCTCGAGGAGAACAATCAGTACAAAAATATAAAGATGAACTTTCTATAAACGGAGATTTATCTTATCTAAATTTAGATTGGAAACCAGTCCCGGTTATTCCTAAATTTGTTGATATAGTAGTTAATGGTATGAGTAACAAAAACTACGAAATAAAAGCTTTTGCTCAAGACCCAGCGTCAAGACAAACTAGAACTAAGTATGCAGAAAAAATTGCAAAAGATATTGCAACAAGAGAGTTTACTAAAGCCGTAGAAAAGTCTCTTGGTGTAGATATAAGTGAAACTAGAGGAATGGAAAATGTTCCTCAAGATGAACAAGAGTTAGAAATTCATATGCAATTAGATTATAAACAATCTATAGAAATTGCAGAAGAAGAACTAATTGACAACGTATTAGAAAGAAATAAATATAATTTAACAAAGAATAGATTTAATAGAGATTTAGTAGTTTTAGGAATAGGTGCAGTAAAAACTAATTATAATAGATCTAATGGAATAGTAGTAGAATATTGTGATCCAGCAAATATGGTTTGGTCATATACTGAAGATCCCAACTTTGAAGATATATATTACGTAGGAGAAGTTAAAAATATATCTTTACCAGAATTAAAGAAACAATTTCCGGATATAACTTCTCAAGAATTACAAGAAATTCAAAAATACCCTGGAACAAGAAACTATACTAGAAACTGGTCGGGAAAAGACGATAACAACACCGTCCAAGTATTATATTTTGAATATAAAACTTATGGTGATCAAGTATTTAAAATAAAACGTACTGATAGTGGTTTAGAAAAAGCAATACAAAAACATGACTTTTTTAATCCACCACCTAGCGATAATTATGATAGAGTTTCTAGATCAATTGAAGTATTATATCATGGAGCTAAAATATTAGGTCATCCAATAATGTTAGAGTGGAAAGTTGCTGAAAACATGACAAGACCATTTTCCGACCTTACTAAAGTAAACATGAATTACCAATTGTGTGCTCCACACATGTACAAAGGTAGAATTGAATCTCTAGTAGAAAGGATGATGGGGTTTGCTGATATGATTCAATTGACTTCATTAAAACTTCAACAAGTATTAGCTAGGACTGTTCCAGATGGAGTTTTTGTAGATGTAGATGGATTAGCAGAGGTTGATTTAGGGAATGGTACTAATTATAATCCAGCAGAAGCATTAAACATGTATTTCCAGACTGGTAGTATCGTAGGTAGGTCTATGACGCAAGATGGTGATCTAAACCATGGTAAAGTACCTATTCAGGAATTAAATAGCTCATCAGGACAAGCTAAAATACAGTCTCTCATACAAACATATCAATACTACCTTCAAATGATCAGAGATGTCACCGGATTGAACGAAGCGCGTGATGGTAGTACTCCAAATGAAGAAGCTTTAGTAGGTTTACAGAAATTAGCAGCAGCTGCGTCTAACACTGCTACTAAACATATATTAAACGCTAGTTTGTATTTAACGTTAAGAGCTTGTGAAAATATATCATTAAGAGTTGCAGACTGCTTAGAATTTGATTTAACAAAAGAAGCTTTGATAAATAGCATTAGTCTTTATAATGTTAAAACTTTAGAAGAAATTCAATCTCTACATTTATATGACTTTGGAATTTATCTTCAAGTAGAACCTGACGAAGAAGAAAAAGCAATGCTTGAGCAAAATATTCAAATGGCTTTACAGCAGCAGTCAATAAACTTAGAAGACGCTATTGACATTAGGGAAATAAACAACTTAAAATTAGCTAATCAATATTTAAAGCTATTAAGAAAAAAGAAAGCTAAAGAGGATATGGCCAAACAAAAACAAATGATGGCTATGGAAGAGCAGAAGAATGCTAAACAGGTTCAAGCGGCTGCTACTGCTGAAATGCAAAAACAACAAGCTTTAGCACAGAGTGAACTACAAATAGAACAAGGTAAGTCACAGTTTGATATTCAAAAATTACAAGCCAAAGCTCAAATAGATAAAGAATTAATGACTATGAAGTTTGAATTTGACAAACAGTTAAAGCAAATGGAAATAGGTGCTGCTACTACAAAGGAAGCAGAGATTGAAGATAGAAAAGATAAACGAACTAAATTACAAGCTACACAACAAAGTGAAATGATTGCTCAAAGAAAAAATGGTGGATTACCAATGAACTTTGAAAAATCACAAGGAGATCCATCTGAGATGGGTGGAGATCCACCTTTATTAAATACTGGTGAGGGAATGACTCCTCCGCCTGGGCCCGGCGCTCCAATGATGCCGCCACAATAATTATATAATATCATATCATGGAACAAGAAAAACCAGTAGTGGATACTAAGGTAGAACCACTCAAAGTAAAAAAGAAACCTAGAAAACTAGCTAATAAAAAAACCGAAGTAGCTAAAGTAGATTTAACTAAGAAAGAAGAAACAGATGCCGTACAAGGGGAAACAGTTGAAAGCGTGCAAAGCGCAGGAGAGCAAAGCGAAGAAAGCGGGAAAGATACCCAAGTGGAAGTGTCACACGAAGACAAGAATACGGAAGAACAAGAAGAAGTAGTAGTACTAGAAGAAATAACTTCTAATACAACTACTGAAGAAGTAGTTAAAGATATTAAAAAAGAATTAAAAGAAAAACCAGAATTACAATTACCTGAAAATGTAGAAAAACTTGTTAAGTTTATGCAAGATACAGGTGGTAATATGGAAGATTATATAAGGTTAAATGCTGATTATAGTAAAGCAGATGATTTAACTTTATTAAGAGAATATTATAAAAAATCTAAACCACATCTAGATAGAGACGAAGTTGAATTCATGATTGATGATAAATTCGCTTATAATTCAGATGTGGATAGTGAAAAAGAAATACGTAAGCGAAAGCTTGCGATTAAAGAAGAAGTTGCGAAAGCTCAAGGCTATTTGGACAAGATGAAAAGTGATTATTACGATGAGATCAAAATGAGACCAGGTATATCACAAGATCAACAAAAAGCCATGGACTTTTTCAACAGATATAACAAAGAACAGGAAACTGCTCAAAAGAGACGTGAGGATTTTGTTGACCGTACTAAGACACATTTTTCTGATGAATTCAAAGGTTTTGATTTCAGTGTAGGAGAAAAGAAATTTAGATACAAAGTCAACAACCCTTCAGATGTTGCTAGTAAACAATCAGATATAGAAAATTTCGTTAAGAGGTTCTTAGATGAAAAAGGCGATATTGTAGACATGGCAGGCTATCACAAAGCTCTTTACGCGGCTAGAAATGCTGATTCCTTAGCTAATCACTTTTATGAACAAGGCAAAGCAGATGCGATTCGCTCTGAATATAAAAAGTCTAAAAATATAAGTGATGGTTCAAGACCAACTAGAAGTGGAGACACTGATATAAGGTTTAAAGGAATGAAAATTAAAGCAGTAAACGGAGTTGATAGTTCTAAGTTAAAAATTAAACGAAAAACGTAAATTAATAAATTATGAGTTTTACAGCTATGCATGCGGGGTTACAACCGTACCCGGAGCAACAAGTATTATCAAGTAATTACCTACAATGGACAGATGTAGGTGGTGGCGGTGCAGGAACTGATTTTGCAGATTTTGCTCAACAATACTTGCCGGAATTATACGAACAAGAAGTCGAAAGATTTGGTAATAGAACCATTTCTGGATTTCTTAGAATGGTCGGAGCAGAAATGCCAATGACCTCAGATCAAGTAATCTGGTCTGAACAAAATAGATTACACATTGCTTATACAGACGTTTCAGAAAACGCTGGTACTTTCACAGTAAACAGTACAGGTGATCCTTTAGCAATTAGAGTTAATAATACAATTGTAGTGTATGATCCAGCTAGTGGAGTTACATTAAAAGGTATTGTTAGT